TTAAGAGTCAGTTTTACTTTCTTTCATGATTCTTTCAAAAATGTTAACGGTCTGCTTTTGCATTTTATGAGTCACGTGCGAATAGGTGTCCATGGTGGTCGCAATTCTTGAATGACCAAGACGAGCTTGGATATCTTTAATATTTGCACCATTTTCTAATAACATTGTGGCATGTGTGTGCCGCAAAGAATGGAAATTAAACGGGAAACCTAGTTCTTTCTGAATACGATCGCATTGATACTTGATTGTGTTTGGAGTGACAGGGCTCCCGTTTTCTTTTGTACATACAAAATTTGATTCATGGTAGTATTGCCCATATCTTAGTCGTTCTTCAATTTGGTGTTTCTTGTGCTGTTTAAGAAGGTCAACGAGCGATTCACCGATGGAGATTGTCCGATAGCTAGAAGTAGTCTTTGGTGTAACGATGCTGAATTTTCCTTTAGGTTCTTGCATCATGGCCTGTTTGACTTCAACGGTATGCCCATTAAGGTCCACATTAGCCCATGTCAGCCCACAAACTTCACCACGACGCATTCCGGTACCGAAAGCAATTTGAAGCGGAATATAGAACGGATTAGAGGGTGGAGTAATCGATAAAATTTGTTCATATTGATTCATAGTAATAATCTTTAGCTTTTTTCTAGTTATACGTTCATCATCATGATATTTTGGCATAATGATATATCTAGCTGGATCTTCTTTAATTAATTGATATGGGTAGACCGCTTTTTTGAATCCTTCTTTAATGACCATTACAATAATTTGAACGGTGTGCTTGGCCAATTTAGTTTCGCCTAGGTCATTAACTAAATTTTGTAAAGCAGCTGGACCAATAGATCTTATACGGAAGTTACCAATTTTAGGAATGATATATTTATTGATAATATTTAGATAATTTATTTGCGTATTTGGTTTCAATTCTCTTTGAACGTAATTTTCATACCAGTACATAAAATATTGTTGCACATTCATATTGGTCAGTTTGACAACCGCACCATCGTTTTCATATTTCTGTAAAGCCTGCCGTAGGGTTGCTTCTGCTTGCTTTTTTGTCTTACCCCCATATCTTTCAATACGGCTTCGTTTACCGTTTACAGTGCCAGTATCAAAAGCGTAGTACCAGTTATTGCCTTTTTTTCGAACTGTTCCTCTTGCCATAGTAATCTTCCTTTCTTCATAAAAAGTGGCTTGACTATGAATAAACGTATGTTCTTTTAACGTCCTAAATAAAAGCCCGTTTGAGGGCAATCATTTATTTTAATTGTTTTGTTCATTATTTTCTTTATCTTCGGCCGAGATGATTTTTGGGAAGGCAATGTCACGAATTTTTTGCTCAATCTCGTTAGCCATAGTAGGGTGACTGTCTAAATATCTAGCTGCATTGTTTGCACCTTGTCCAATACGTTCATCGGCATATGAATACCATGAGCCAGATTTTTTAATCACTTCATAAGGTGCATCTACAGCAATTGCTAACATGTCATCGTTTTTACGAATACCATATCCATAACTCATTACCGTCTCGACTTTTTTGAATGGGGAAGCCACTTTATTTTTAACAACCTTAATTCTCACACCATTGCCAATTTGTTCTTTTCCATCTTTCACAGCTTGAGTTCGACGAATATCTAAGCGAACACTGGCATAGAATTTCAAAGCTCGGCCACCAGGAGTGGTTTCAGGACTACCAAACATAACACCAACTTTTTCACGAAGTTGGTTAATAAAAATCACTACAACGTGATTCTGGTAAATTGCCGATGTCATTTTACGCAAAGCTTGTGACATTAAACGCGCCTGTAAGCCAACGTGATTATCACCTATTTCACCTTCAATTTCAGCTTTTGGAACTAATGCAGCCACTGAATCGATGACGACGATATCAACTGCACCAGATTCAACTAATTTATTGGCAATTTCTAATCCTTCTTCACCACCACCAGGTTGGGAGATAAGTAATTCATCAAGATTCACGCCTAAATTTTTAGCATAGCTTGGATCAAGTGCATTTTCAGCATCGATATATGCTGCAGTGAACCCGTTCTTTTGTGCCTCAGCAACTGCCTGTAAGGCTAGGGTAGTCTTACCAGATGATTCAGGGCCAAAAATTTCAGTAACTCTACCACGAGGCAATCCACCAACCCCTAAGGCAATGTCAACCGAAAGGACACCGGTTGAGAGAATTTCTATATTCGTATTTGCTTTATCACCCATACGCATAATAGCACCCTTGCCAAACTCTTTATCAATATCATGGAGTGCCTTATCCAGTGCTTTCTTTTTATCCTTATTGTCTATTTTATTTGTTTCGAACGATTTGACTTTTTTCAATGATTTCATGATTATTCCTCCTAAACGTACGTTCTTTTAATGTCCTAAATAAAAGCCCACTAGTTATTAAAAAACGGGCTTATTTACTAAGTTCTCCAACATAATTTTCACGTTCAGAATATAAAATGGGTTTTATCTGATTAATGCTAAAAAGATTTAATATATCAGGATTAACTGATATTTTTTTATCATTTTTTTTAGAATTACGATTATTTAAAAAAACATAAAAAACACTTGGATCACTCAACACTGGGCGCGTTTGCTCAACGTCAGCTAGAATTGATTTGGCATACATAGAATTATTTGGAGCAGACATTGTTTTAATTAGTTTCATAGGAACTTCATTTATGCCTGGAATGGAGAATTCGTATTTATGTGTTAAACCACTTGCACCAACATAAGACATATTCTTACTCGTTCGAATATTGTGAGCTGAAAAGAATGTAGAGACATCTTCAAAGAAAATCCCATTAACGGTTGAAGTAGACAACATAAACATATCATTAACAAATAGGATAGCCTGAAGGAGACGATGCTTATTTTCTGGGAACTTATCGACTGTTGTGTCTATATATAGTTCGTCATCATTACGGCTTACACCGTAGGATTTTAGTTGCTGATCGAGCATTTTTTTCCTTTTGGGGGAACGTGAGATGTAAATTCCACGTCCTTCAAGACTGTTAATAGTCCACCCATCATCAGTAAGTGTTATATGATCATTTGCCTTTTGAAGGAGATACATAACAATTTCATCTGATGAATTATCTAAAAACGGAACATCGATACGAGTAGTATTATTGTTTAGCTGTTTAAAGGATGTATTGTCTCTAATCCATTTATAATACTGTTCGCTCAATTCTTTTCCTGTTAACATAGCCATTCGCCTCCTCACTTTAAATAATTATTAATTGGCTAAACACCCTTAACGTGAACAAACTGAAAGAACTTTTCCATTGACTCTGCTAAATCATCTGCCTCGTTAAAAGGCGTTTTTTCTAGCGAATATGCATATGCCTCTATATACTGGCCATCGTGGTTTTTATAAATATGAATATGACTGCCACTCACAATAGTTCTATCATCATTATGATGCTTGGAGCCATGTATGCAAAGTCGGACTAAGTGTTCATTGTTAGATGTAAATCGAATATGCATTGAGTATTTGGACTCAATATTACCACGATAAATGGATAATTTGTAGATAATACCATTTACTTTATCAGTCAAAACATCTTCACGCTTATATTTTCCCGTTGTAGGAGTATTAAAAACAGGGTGGGTTAAAAATTCTTTAATTTCGTTAATTAAGGCAGCTACCTCAGTATATGACAAGTCATCTGGATTCAATTATATTTCCCCCCCTTCATCAACTAATCTAAAGCTTTCTAAAATGTGTCGTAAATTATAGAAGCTTAATAAGATAGTTTTATTCGAACTCAATATCTACAACTAATTAATCTAATTGGTGCAACCAACGATGACTTATTGATAGAGGATGTAGTATTATCAATACTCAAACTTCCAATGAGATCCATTGTATTTATAAGTTTTATTATCACTATTATTATAAAAGTAAATCCACTTGGTTCCCTTATAGATGTGGGTTCCTCTTTTTAACAGAGCGTATTTACTAGTGGGCTTAAAGTTTGACCAAATAGAACCGTCGCTTCTATAAGCGCTGTAAGGACGAATATCGTGATAATCATTGTTTTCGTAATAAATGTTTCCATCAATTTTGAGCATTAAAACATTATCCTGCTGATTTTTACTAATCCATTTAGCATACAGTTGTTTTCTGGAATCCGAAAGCGTATTAACGGGATTCTCCTCGCTTTTAGCATCTTTATACGAGTTGTAAATATCAGTACCGTCAGAATCCATGTCTAAGTATGCAGGACGCCAAGTGTTGTAAAAGAAATCAGTGTTATCAGCAGTCCTAAATTTGTATTTTTTTGCGGGGTAGTATTTGTGCCAAACATTAATGTAGCCCATATTCATGTAATTGATAAGCTCTTTTTTTCCGTTTTTAATAGTTAACCGCCACTGTCCAGTTCCCTGATAGCCATATTTTGCCAAGGAATTAAAAGTATATACTTTGTGCTTGTGTGTAATGGCATCACCGTAACTGATCTGCGCAAATGATAGTTTGTGCCAACCATACCAATTACTCTTGTATGCGGTTTTGCCATTAATGGCTACCGAGTAGGTGTTAATGCGTATGCTATCGCCTTTGGATGTGTAATAAGTTCCACGCCAACTTCTTGGAGTATATGAAACGGCGGCTCGTGCATTAGAAAGGTTTGACTGTATCGTTACGCCGAGCGTCAACGCTGCAGCCTCTAGTAATAACGTTTTTTTTAACCTCATTTAATTCACTCCTTAATATTTCCCTACATAAAATTCCAAGCAATATTTAGTCTACCTTGGCGTAGTCAACGATGATTTATTGCAACCCGATCCTAATCATCTTCAACATGCTTATCGAAGTGACTATCTGCAACTTTACTTAAATCAGAACTGTCCATGTTGTTAGGATCTATCGACTCAAGGGTACTTCGGCTAAATGAATATCCTAAAACTGGGATATTTTTTAAAGTTTTGCCATTGGCATTGGATACATTTTGAGTAAAAGATATTTTAATATTTGAAAAATCTTTGTAGTCGGCTTTTTTTACACCCTCAAGTATAGAGACAGCACCATCTTTCATTGTTGCTTTGCTTTCATTGTTTGCTTTAAATTCGATGTTAGCTACGTAAGGTTTTGTATCGTCGTACCCCAATACTTTAACTGGATGATAAAAGGCAACCGAATTATCTTTCTTTAGATATTTATCGGCTTGATATTTTAATCCAGATAAGCCGTGTGTATGAGAATTTTCATTAACTGATTTTTGAGACGATGAAGCTACTTCACTAGACGCTGGGGCAGCTTCTTTCTTTCTATCTTCTTTTGAGGATTCAGCAGCTTCTTTAACGCTTGCTTTGGCTGCTGCTTTCTTTTTGGCTTTTAAACCATTGAGATATTCTGTAGAGTGATTATTAAGTTCAATAAAATCATAATTAGTCTTAAAACCCTTATGAATAGCTGACACTTGAAAAGAATCCCACTTTTTATGAGTAGGCAGTGATAGCCTTAACTTAAACGTTTTTCCTTTGGCGATTGTAGACTGTCCTTGATCTGTTTCAATTTTTGAGCCCGGTGTTGTTTCACCTTTTAAAACAAAATAGCCTTTTCGGTTTGTTGAAGCTTCTTTATTTTTTAAATTGCTGAATTCAAGGGTAGTTTTTTTACCATTTGATTTACCATAACTTTGCCCACACCCTGTTAGCAGTAAGATGGCTAAAGTGAGTGCAACAATAACTTTTACTTCCATTCTTAAATCCCCCTCAATAATTTTTAATCTAATTCATTATATGGTGACCCATAGTTATGAACTAAATCGTAGTAACTATCCGGACCATAGCCATTTTCTTCTACATATAGCAATCCCATTAAACCAGTAGCGAATTGATTGGCTTGATACTCACAAGATCCATGACTTAATTTACCGGTTTGATAGCTTGTTTGGTTGGGTTGACAAATTATGTGGCCAAGTTCGTGACCACATGTAAAATTACGTTGTGGTGAGTCACAAATGTTTTCATTTAACAAAACAATTGGACGTTTATCAAAATAAGCAGTTTGACCAAGTGGGTGAGGGCCGAATGCTTCCCAACGAATCTCAATGTCTAGTTGCTCTGCAATGGAAAATGGATCGGCTGTGCCTTTATCAATCACAATTCTCTTGACCATTTCTTTAGCAAAACTATTTGCGGTTATTCTTTTGTTTCTGTTTGTCCCAAAAAAGTCCTTCCAAAACTCTTCTAACTTGCTTCTGTTCTTCATCGGTTAATCCCTCACCCCCATAAGTCATGCCATTGGCATTTTCCTCAAGAAATCTCTTGAGGTCTTTTTTATCATCATTGGTTGCCCAAGATGGAGTATGACCATTTCGATCAATAGTGTTTCCTAATAAATAATCAGTAGAGACATTAAAAAAATTTGCAAGTGTTACAAGTGAATCTTTACTAGGCTCACGTAAATTTTTCTCATATAAAGAGATAGAAGCCTTGCTTACATTAATTTTCTTACCCAATTCTTCCTGGGTAAGCTTGTGTTCGGTACGTAATTGTTTTAAGCGTGTTCCGAAATCCAAATGTATCACCTCAATTCATATAATAAAGTTTACAAATAGCAAACACAATAAAAGTTGACAAAATGTTGATTTTTTTGTTGACAATTAACATAAAGTAAACTAAAATGTTTACATAAAGTTGATTAGGAGATGATCTAATGAACAGCATTTTACGTGAGACAAGGCTTAAAAAAGGTTTAACCATGCAGCAAATAGCGGACAAAGTTGGCATTTCAAAAAGTTATTATTCTCTTATAGAACGAGGAGAAAGGCGTGCTAGCTATGAGTTGACTTTCAAAATTGCTAAAATTCTAAAAACTAAACCAGATTGTATTTTTTTAGAGTTTCAGTCAACTTTAAGTAAACAAAAAGATTCTTCTTCGCGAAAGGTAGGCACGTAATTCATGGAAGGAGGTGAAGTAATGAATGAGCAACAGGCAGACGCACTAATTGATGAGTTACACGAATTAAGCAAAACGCTCAAGACTATCGCAAGTAGCCAAGAGCGTCAAAAATTTTATCCAACTGACTCTGATCAAGAAAGTGTATCTGACACTAAAAAATAGAATTATTGATATAATTCCATTCTTTCTTTGTTAACCAGCCTTGATGATTATTGACAACTTCAGTTATAAATACTTTGTCATTACTGTCTAAAGAAGGTCGTAGCGCCTCCAAAATTTTTTTCGGAGATAGTTCTGACTGAAATAAATATGCTGAGTCCCAATAATGGCACCAAGCTCCATTTGATACTTTTTCTTTTAGAATCTTTTGAAAATCATTATACCGTTGACCTGGTTTGTCCAAATCATAGGTTATCATATAGACTTTTGCCATTATTATCACCACCTTTAATGGAATAACTTAATTATCCCACTAAAGGAGCGAAAGGAGGTGAGCGAATGAGAGTAATTCAAGAAGATGTTTGTGGAAGCCTGATTCACCGAACCATTATTGAAACAAGCCCAGAAGAAACAAAGCTGAGTATCAAGAATCAGGAAGATGAACCAGATCCCAAAAAGTTGGTTGATGAAATCAATAGGCAAGTGGAACAGAGTATCAGTCAACTGTTTGATACATTTAGAACTCAAAAAGGAGATCAAGTAATGGAACTAGATCACACAAAGATAGATAAATTTTCGAATATTGCCGATACGTTTATTACCGAATTGGTAAAAGCCGATTATAGTCTGAGCGATACCGAATTTCTATTTGATTATATCAAATCTCAAATGGCAGGTATGGCATTAAAACCGAAGCCCCACAAAGAAGTGGAAGACCATAACGAACGCTACAGAAAGATTGTTGTCAAGGAGCCACATGGACACGCGATGACGTTAATTTTTGGCGACCCTCATATGATACACACAATTATAGATACTGATGATAACTACTTTGTGGTCGAAATCGAAGACTCTTATGGATTCTTTACAACAGAAAATGGAAAGGGATTCTCAAAAAAGAATCCCTCATCTAAATATTAACGAATATTTTCCTTCCAATACCTGTAGCCACTAACAGTTAGTGGTTCGTGATGATCACGTAAAGTAACCCGTGCATGTTCAGGACCAGGCGTATTTGACCAATCAATCTCATAGTTGGTAAATCCGATATCATATAAGTCTTTTAATGCGCGAATCATATTTTCGTCTGTATACCCCTTTGCCTCACTAGCATCTGTAACGTTGCTTAATATGGCTTTCATATTTTCACTGTTTTTAGATGCTTTGACAAATTCAGCTAAGAGAAAATTTTCTATCTCATCATTGGGACTCATAACAATTCCTCCTATTTTTTTGTAGAAGAGTTAAAAGATCGGAGTAACTCCGTAAGCAAGATGATTTGTTCCTCGGAGAGGTGAGAAATTGCGTTTAGCAAAGCCCGCTTCTTAGGCTCTAACTCATCGCCAAAGAAGCTAGGAATATCAGTTCCTAAGTACTTCAGCATGTCACCTAAAGCATTAATGTCTGGAGTTGCTCGATCCGTCTCAAAACGGCTGATATAGGATTGTGAATAACCCATTTTAGAACCAAGTTCGGAAGCAGTGAGGCCTTTAGCTTTACGTAATTCTTTTAGCTTTTTACCTTTAAAATAATGTTTCATTAATAACCATCCTTTATGCAGTATTGTACTAGAAAAATAGCTATTAAAAACATTTTAGAACAAATAGTTATTTTTTTATTGACAAAAAGAACAAATAATCATATTATTGTAGTCAAGGAGGTGATTTCATGATTGGTACTCATATTCGAGACCTTCGTTCCGCAAGACAAATGTCTCAGGATGAACTAGGAAAATTGGTAAATATTGATCAAACCTTAATCAGTCGAGTTGAGAGAAATCATAGAAAAGTAACTGTTGATGAACTTCCAAAGTTTGCTAAAGCTCTTGGCGTATCAACAGAAGATTTATTGAATGGAGAGAAGGTGTCTAGATAATGCAAGTAACAGAAGAACAACTCAAGGTATTCCCAAAAGAAGAGCGTCCGGTTGTCCGTCGATTATTAACTAAGCAAAGCAATCCGAAGGCTATGGTACTGAAACAAGAGGTTCATGACTGGGCGTGTGCCAGAGCTTATACCGATGATGGACACCAGCTGTTTCCCTGGAGTCAGTTAGTTTCTTCAGTAAATATGGCGATTAAATTAAAACTTAGCTTGAAGGACATTCGTAAGTTGACGGATGAACAGGTTCCAGAAGCTCGAAAGTTATTTGAGAAGTTTAAAGCAGACTTCGATATTTAGTTTTCAAAGAACGAAAGGATGATACAAATGAATGAACTAATTAAAACCTTTAAACAAAATGATGGTTCCGTTGCTGTGGATGGCCGTGACCTACATGACTTCTTAGAAGTTGAAACACCATATACCAAGTGGATTGATCGCATGATGGAATATGGATTTGCCGAAAACGTTGATTTTTCCGTGTTTGACAAAAATGTCCATGACGATACCGCTTTTGGCGGAGTTCGAAAAATGAAAGATCACGTCTTGACTTTGGACATGGCAAAAGAATTATCCATGATTCAAAGAACGGACAGAGGCAAGCAAGCTCGACAATATTTCATTGCGATGGAGAAACAAGCTAAGCAAATAGTTTTACCACAAACACCCGAAGAAAAGATTACGTTGCTACTTCAAAACGCTAACGAAGGAAATAAGAAGATCAATCAAATTGACAACCGAGTTAAGGATTTGGAACATAATAAGCCTTTAACTCCTGGAGAGTATAACTACATTTCTCATGCTGTCGGTGGGGCTGTTAACACCTATGTTCAAACACATCACTTAATCTTGACTGGTAAGCAACGTGGCAAACTTTACAAAGATATTAACGGTGGCATTAAACAGATTGCGAGAATTCAAACACGAGCTCAGCTCCGCGAAAAAGATTTTGAGAATGTTGATAGGTATATCCGTAACTGGGTACCGTCAACTGCAACCATTCTGATTATCAAGCAGTTAAGCGAACCAGTTGCTAGTAATGAAGGTTAATCCTTTAGCCTTGATTTAATACTAATGGTCACGGCTTTCATAAGCGACCAACTAAAGATGAAAGAAGATGGTGTTATGCAAAATGTATTTGACCTCCAGCCAAAAGCGTTGGTTGGTCATAAACTAACTGATTTTATGAATGCTAATCCTGAACTTAGTACAACGGAATTAGGACATTTCTTAGGAGTAACGCAGTCTATGGTTTCAAAGCTTCGACATGATAAATCACCACTTCATTTTGATGATCTGGCAAATTTATTTAAATCAACTGAAGGCCTGTTAGGGGCTGATGAATTTAAAATCTCCGTTTTAAATAAATTCTCAAATGGCTTTATTCCTCCGTTACCAAACTATTACTATGTATCCACCAATTTAGCAGCACTCTCAAATCGGGTGATTACTGAAATGGGGCAATCAATGGATGCTTTGAAAGAAGCTTTAGACGATTTCTCGGATCCTAGTAGTCCAAATAATATTAAGAATATCAGTGATCCTGAGCAGGCCTTTGCACAGTGCTACGACGTTCTTTATTATCTACTTCCACTCATGGCAATTATAGCGAATACTTACGGGCTAAGCTGGATTGATGAAGGTAGAAAGCGTGTTAAAGAAATCGCTCAACATCATGAGCGTCAAATTTAGGAGGTGAAGTTATATGACGACAAAAACCGCAATTAAGCCAGCAGTTCACAGCGTTCCAGAAACAGCCCGAATTGTTAAAACAAGTACAGATAACGTTTATGATTTGATCAAAATGGGTTATATAAAACCAATGATTCTTGGAGCAAAGATGATTTCAAATATTGAAATTGACAGGTTCCTAGATAAATATGCAGGAGTTGATTTAAAAAGCCAGATTGTAGCATATCGAGCTGATCCATTGAATTGGAGGAAACAAATATGATTTATGAATTGGGAAAGTTCATTGTGTACGGATGCTTGTATTTTGGCCTGTTTTCTGGTTCTTATCTTGCTTACCTAATGATTAAGAATCCTAGCGAATGGTTCAAGTAAGGAGGACGTTATGAAAAATATGTATAAAAAAAGCACCGGACAAGTGGAGTTGTCTGATGCGACGATTGTGAAAATCGCTCATATAAATTCTTTACAAGCTAATTATAGCCGGATTAATGCTAAACATCAATCTGCGGAGGCCCTAAAGATTATCGGGCGCGTGTTTGCCATTGCGGATCGCAATCATGATAAGCGTTCCAAGAAACGGTTATTAGATCGCATAACAGAAATTAAAGCAAGGGAGTGGATGGATCATGATTAGTCATTTTGAAATCGATACCGATGGGAATGCACTCGAACATGAAGCTGAGTATTGGGTTCGAGTTGAAGGTTTACATGCTAATGGTGATTTTATTGCTGATGAAACCGATTCTATCAACAATTATCTCAATGTTGAGGGTGAAGTTGGATATAACAAAACTTTAATTGGGGCACAAATGCAACTACTGCAAACCTGCCGAGTTGTTTATGCCTTTTGGGATGATAATGATCGACACTTCTATTATCGTGATTGGACAGAAAAGCGCAACTTAATTGATGACTTAAACGACTTGAAATATTTAGGAAAATTGGAGGGAACAAACAATGGCAAATGAATTAGCGATCTTGCAGAAAGATCTTACCGATCAAATCAATACGAAGCTCGACGGGCTTCGCAAAGGTGGCTTAGCCACTCCCAAGAATTACAACCCGGCCAACGCTTTAAAATCTGCATTTTTCGCTTTGACAAATGCCAACGGTGGCAATCTTTTGGAAAAAGGTTCAAAGGATTCCATCGCTAACGCATTAGTAGACATGGTGGTTCAAGGTTTAACTCCAGCTAAGGATCAAGTTTACTTCATTCCTTATGGGAAACAAGTTACACTCCAACGTTCGTATTTTGGTACGCAAGCCGCTTTGAAACGATTGAACAGTGTTCAAGACATTTGGGCGGAAGTGGTTCACAAGGACGATGAATTTGAAATTAGTGCCGAAGATGGCCGTTTGATTGTTTCAAAGTTCAAACCCTCATTTGAAAATTTGGACAAACCGATTGTGGGGACCTTTGCCGTTGTTCAAAAGGTAGATGGCGAAAAGATTTACACCGTTATGACTAAAAAGCAAATCGACACCAGCTGGTCACAAGCTCGAAACCATAATGTGCAGCAAAAGTTTCCCGAGGAAATGGCCAAACGTACCGTAATCAATCGAGCGGCCAAGAACTTCTTAAACACTTCTGATGATTCCGATTTATTAGTAGATTCAATCAATCGCACGACCTCAAACGAGTATGACAATCGAAAAGATGTCACGCCTGATAAGCTGGAGAAGAAAAAAGTAACGGATTTCATTGAACCAGCCGAGCCAAAGGCTTCAGATCAAAAAGTAGCTACTGAATCAGCTAATTCTGTGAAACAGAAGTCTGCTAATAAATCCGACACTGACGATACAATTGACGTCAAGGATGACGACGGCGATGTGACCGATTTTCTAAATAAGTTTGATAAGGGGGAATCAAATGATGACCGTAAGGACGAAGCAACCGACCAAGGCAAACAAGGAAACCTCTTCGGCAATCTCAATGACGAAAACGTTAAACAACAGTAATTACTATTCAAACGAACAGGATTGGGCGACCCAGTCGAAGTCGTGGTTTTGGAAGTTTGAGCAATGTGAAGCAGAGGCCTTGGCAGAACTTAAGGGCGTTTGGCGCCCTCCCCAAAACTTAACACCATTACTGGTCGGCAATTACCTGCACAGCTACTTTGAAAGCCTTGAAGCGCATCAACAATTTATTGAGGCCCATAAAAAAGAACTCTATCGGTACGGCAATCCCGAAAAAGGCATCAAACAGGAGTTTAAAAAAGCTGACAACATGATTCACACCTTGGAAGCTGATTCCAATTTTGAGCAATTGTATCAAGGTGATAAAGAAGTGATTGTCACTGGTGAATTATTCGGTGTTAAGTGGCGGGGTAAGATCGATTGTTTAAATCTTGATCGGCATTTGTTCCTAGATTTAAAAACCGTTGATGACATCCATAAAAAACATTGGAGTGAAAGCGATCATCAATACGTCTCGTTTGCTGAATCTCGTGGTTATGACATGCAGATGGCAGTTTATCAGGAATTGATTAAGCAGACTTTTGGAGTGGAATGTGAACCATTAATTATTGCGGTATCTAAACAAGATGTACCGGATAAAGGCGTGTTCAGTGTCCCAGATTCCTTAATGGCTGCTCAACTGGATTTGATTGAAGTTGATCAACCGCATATTGAGGCCGTTAAGCACGGGACAGAAAAGCCTGCACGCTGTGAACATTGTGAGTATTGCAGATCAACCAAGACGCTAAATGATGTGATTGATATTGATGAGATTCCGTTTTATTAGGGGGGTGAGAATGTGGCACGTCCAATCAAAGAAGGACTGGATTACTTTCCCCTCGATACAGATATCATCCATGACATTAAAATACGAAAAATTATGAGATCGAACGGACCGCAATCAATCGCCGTCCTCCTCGACCTGCTCGGTAATATTTATGGCGATCACGGGTATTACATGAAGTGGGATGATGACGTCCGTTTCCTAGTGGCTGACGATGTTGGTATTAGTGAAGCGGCTGTCGACGAATTGATTAGCAAAGCGATTCAAGTAAATTTCTTTGATGAAACACTTTTTAAGAAGTATTCGATTTTAACGTCTAAAGGAATTCAAAGCAGATATCAAAAAGCCTCCAAGCGAAAAGCGGGTTATTGCATACAGAAACCCTACAATTTGATAGTTAATGTAGACAATAACCCAGTTAATGCATACAAAAACTCCGGTTCAAGTGAGGTTATTGACGCAGAAAGTACACGAAAGAAAAGGAAAGTAAAGAAAATAAAAGAAAATAAAAATAAACCACAACAAGATACGGGTGGTGGCTTGTCTAAATTGGTCGATCTTTATCAAGAAAACTTTGGTGTTGCATCTTCGATGACCATTGAGGATATCGGTTACGAGTTTGAAGATTGGCAGAAAGTCAATGCTGATCAGGCCTTTGACATTATCAAGTATGCCATGAAGATCGCTTTGGATAATCAGGTGCACACCTGGTCTTACGTCGTTGGGGTTCTTAAGCGTTGGCGTGATAGCAACGGCACCAGTTTAGATAAAATCAAAGTACTAAACAGTTCTCATAAGCGGACTGGTGCTAATCAAGCGGTGGAAGGAGGTAGTTACGATGGAATCGAGTATTAAGTTTTTAAGCAACAATAAAGCCGTCCAAGAACTAGCTAAGTTGCGGACCGTAGATAAAACTTGTCCAATTCACCCAGAGCAACAATTAGTTCAGCTGCCTGGTAAGCCACCGTTTTGTCCTAAATGTCAGCAAGCAGCTATTGCACAACAAAATCAACGGATGGCTAAATTTTACACCGCTAAATTTAAAAAGCGTCAAACTACTGAAACTCTGCAGCGAGATTCGATTTTTGATGATCCTGAATTGGGCAAAGCAACGTTTAACACCTTTCAGGCGGTAGGTGAGGAAGCCCAGCGAAACTTTAACTTAGCCCGACACATTGCTGGCGAATATTTAGACCCAGCAGTTAAATTCAATACGTTATTTACTGGAGATCCAGGCCGAGGAAAGTCACATTTAGCGTTATCGATTTTAAAGACGGTAAATGAACATTCACCTAAACCGACAGCATGCTTATTTATCAACGTCAACGAACTGTTTCGGCTTATTAAAGCCGGCTTTGGCTACACCAACGAGGATTATAAATATACCGAAGATAACATGACCAAATTGTTGACCAAAAAGACTGATCTGCTGGTGCTGGATGACCTAGGAGCTGAAGCTTCGTTTAAACGTTTTGATAAGCATAATCCAGCTCAAGCTAGTGAATATGTTCAGCGAGTTCTATACGGGATTGTTAACGGCCGTAATCGAACGATTATCACCACGAACTTAACTAGTGAACAGTTATCTACGATGTATAACCCCAAACTGGTTTCACGCCTGTATACCGGGATTAAGGGACATATTATTAAATTTACTAATGCCACGAAAGATCACAGGGGGATTGAATTTTGAAAAATAATAAATGTGAATTATGTCATGGGACTGGCCGTATTTACACGGATCTAGGCTTTGGCTATACCGTGCAGCCTTGCCCCAATTGTAATCAAGCTTATCGCCGGAAAATGAATGCGATAACCGGGGTGAATAAAGATAGAAAGTCTAAGCAAGAGGCTGGTTGTGAGAAAAGGGGGGCAGTGTGATGAATTGGCGAGTAATTGATATTGCCACCGGTAAGATTTTAGCAGTCGGCAAATCTAAATCAGAAGCAAATCGAAAATTGTTAGAACGGCAAGAACATGGCGACTTGGGTGAAGTCCCACATGGTAAAACCTATCGCCACCCAGTGTTGTTCATTCATGGACGATTGACGGCCACCGAAGCAGCGTCAATCCGCTTTGCACAGTCACGCAAGATGAAGGTGAGCGAATGACAAACTATCCCACAGGTGTCCAAGAGCCACCTGGGTCGGCAATTAAATTGCCAAGAAAGGGCAATAAGTTTAACGCCCACAAAATGAGTATTGATGGTCACCAATTTGATAGCAAGGCCGAGGGTGCGTACTACCTGCACTTGAAGAACTTGAAATTGGATTTCAAAATCCATGAAAAATTTGAGACCTTGCCAAGTTTCGATCTACAAAATCCTAGGAAGCATGTCCGTGGTTGCACCTATACGCCAGATTTCAGCATATACGAGCATGGCAAGCTAGTCAGTGTCGTTGATGTCAAAGGCGGTCGTGCAACGTTAACCAGAGCGTCTGTCTTGCGTATGAAGATGTTCATGGCTAAGTATCAGATACCGGTGATAATCGCCGAGTACGACGCTAAGAACGGCATATTTGAGGAATATTAAAAATGAAATACATTTTAGATGCAGCTTGTGGAAGCCGAATGTTCTGGTTTGATAAAGCCAATCCAAACGTCACTTTCATGGATAATCGACAGCATTATGAGAAACTACCCACAGGACACATCGTCGACGTTAATTTAGAGCGTGGCATATGCCGTTCGGTAGCCCGGAATTGGTGGAGGCAGAAAAATGATTAGTATTATTAAGAACAAAAGATTAAAAAAGCTAAGATATGTGCTTAAACAATCTATTAATAGCTATGAAGGATTATATGGCGAGGCAAATATGGTTTCTCTAGCTACAGATTGTGGAGTAGATATGCGTGAGCTATTTGACTGCATAGAAGAAAAGTTAACGGTTATTAACCACTATCAAAGAATTATTAGAACACTTAATAAGGCTGTTATTTATCATCAGGAGGTAATCTAAATGATTAGAACTTATCGAAAGATCACAACTATTCAAGCTGAACAATTTGATGAAAGTGATGAACAATTTAAAAAATATGGTCTTATCACGCCAATAAAGGGTTGGGGTGATATTTACCATTATCTATTGCCGACTAAAGAAGGCGACATGTTGCTATCAATTGGCGATTGGATTGCCACTGGCATTGACGGTGAGCATTGGGCCATCAAAGATGACATTTTTAAAAAGACTTACGTGGAGGTGGTGGAAAAATGAGCGATGATATGAAAGAGCTGCACACCCGCTTAATGACAATGCTACGTGAAGATGAAAGTGGAAACGGTGAGTATTCTGTGGGATTAAAAGCAGCATTATGGGAACTTGAACACATTGATAAACCATTTGTACATGGGAAATGAAAGGGGAATCTCAATGTTATTGCAAGAAACTAAGAAGTATGTAAATAAGTTATCTTTGTTTATCTGTCCATATGTAATTGTATGTGGCCCGAATTGTTTACTTGATGCTTTTTAAAAAGATAGATAGCTAAATGAACGTTTCAGAATTTGGAGGAAAAATAAAAAAGCTCCCGTTTCCGGAAGCCGAGGTGATGTTAGTATTCTGACGAATTCATTATAACATCAACTAAAGCTTATTAGAAGGGGTGTCGGGCTTGAATAACCAAATGGATAGCTTGTTTCCACAGGTAGATAGAGATAAAACGGTTGAGAATTGTAAGCATTTCTTGGGGAGCGTATTTCCAAGAATGCTAAGGGTAAGTGGGCTAACTTCAGCCAACTATGACGCAATGATTTCAGACTTGAAATCGCCGGCGATGGATGGAATGCCTAAATCACCAACCAAACTGAATAATGCTGATGCCACAATTGTTCGAAGAGCATACGCCCAACAAATCGTCAAAAGAACGGTTGAAGCAATTGGTAGATGCGACAACGTCGGCAAAGAGCTTCTGAGCATGCGATATTTAGATAATTATACGGATACAATGTGCTATATGTCCATTGGCTATTCTCGTTCACACTACTTTGACCACATTAAGCCCGGTGCATTACTCCAATTTGCTGATGCGTATCTTTTGGATGATTTACATATTTATAAATCAGACTCAAACCAGACTCAAAGTGGACTATGATCGGACTATTTATACGGATTTATGAGGTATATTGGTATTGTGGAATTTGTTAGAAAGAGTTTCACCCCTTCTAAGATTAAATGTGTGACTGTAACGTATACGTACGAAGAGGGCGGAAAGATTACCGTGCAGGGTTCGATTCACTGCCAGTCACGTTGTGCTTTAATTAGCACACTCCATTATTAAAAATATTCAATCGGACTGTTACCTGGTGGTTAGTTGTGAGTCCGATTCTCACAGGCAGTTTTAAACTCACAGATGATTTATTTTATCGAAAATATAGTTAAGTACTCGAGATTCTCTGTTTCTGTTAACGCAATCTGTGAGCGTGACCGGTGCGTGGAAAACACCGGCTTTTATTTAACAATAAAAAAACAGGCGCAATCACACGCCTGCAAAAGAGTTGAAAAAGATTTTAATATTTTTGGAAGGAGGATCGCACCTTCCAATTTCATTATAACACTGTTGTCTGCGCTTTCAAATTATACGAGTAAATTAAAAAGTAGACGCTCGCTGACGTCTACTAAATGAAAGTTGAAAAAAAATTGTAGAAGGAGAATCAGGCCTTCTATACTGACAGTATATGCTTATTGATAACGTTTTCAACTAAAAAGATTGGAGGTGGCAATGTGGCCACGTTAATTATTTTAATCGGGTCATGTTGTTGCCGGCTGGGATCGCTGAATATGGCCGTTATAGGGGCTGGTGGTGCTGATGAGTGATCGTAGACATCCATATACACCTATGAAGCAAACCAATTACGGTTATGTTTCCAATGAAGAAATAAAGATAGATAAACAACTGGATAAGGATTTAAAGAAGCGTCTTCGCAAAGAGGGCGCTTTTAATTTGCACAAAAAAACCCAGCCGCAGCTGGGAAAAGGAAGTGGGAAAAAGTTTTGAGCGTAAAATCCCACTCCCAAATTTATTTTACCATAAAAGTGGAGGGATCATTGATTGAGCAAACACAACAAGCATACGAAGAGTCATAAAAAATCCAAAATCAAGGATCGCAAGCGTAAAGCTTTACAGGCACGTAAATTGAATGAGTTTAGACTAAAAGGAAAAGCCTGTATAGAGGCGAAAATAAAATGAGATACGATGAGTTAAGAGATTATTTTAAACAAAAGTCTCCAAGCAATGACATTAAGATGAAATATATTTATGCGCAGGGAAAGCTTATAAACGGGGTTGCTAAATATTATATTGATGGAATTGAATTTTTGATTATATTTAGTTCTGAGGCTCAATTTGCTAGTGGTGTTATGTATAGTTCAGAAGATATTAATAATATTAATTCCACATTACAGACACCATTTAAAGAACGGTTAACAGACGACATGCGACATAAGCAGGAAAGGATGAGGGAACGTGCCTAAGGTAATCCTTAAATATAAAAAAATGACCCCGTCTGCCATGGCACCACATCAGGCACATCCAGATGATACCGGCTTTGATTTATATGCTGATCAAACTGTTTATTTTGCACCATTCGAAACGAAAAGAGTTTCTTTGGGGATTTCAATTCAGTTAACCAAAGGGTATTCAGCTGAAGTTAGACCAAGGTCAGGGATGAGTCTTAGGACACCATTAAAGTGCATTCTCGGAACGGTTGACCCTGGCTATCGTGGTGAAATCATGGCGATTTTCGTTAACTTATCTAATCGGCCTAATCAAATTAACAAAGGCGATAAGGTTTGCCAGTTGGTTATTCGGCGTGATGCCTCAGTACAGTCTATTGAATGCGACAAACTAAATGACAGTGACCGTGGTAGTGACGGTTTCGGTTCAACTGGGAGGAATTAAAATGACAAAAATGTTCAATTCAGGTGATCAAAGGTTTAATAAATCGGCAATCGTCAGCATGATTCAAGACGAATTTAGTACGGAGATAAATAAGACATTGAGAGATGCCGTACTGGACACAAGCGCTGTTCAAAAGAAGCTAGATAACGGCACGATTGACAAAGGAATTCAGCAAGCCGCTGAGATTATGGCCAAGTCACTAGATACAATTAGTCAATATGACAATGTCAATGAAGATTATCGATATTTCTTTGCGCTAACAGAGACCTTTGGTAGCAATATCACACCGCCATACCGTGGTGAATAATTGTGTTGACCTTTAATTCATAGAATGCAAGGGTGTGGTGATATGAAAACTATTAAAAGGTATTTGTGGTTTATCTATAAATCTCAATCATATATGCAAGGTTACAATCCGATTTGGATATTTTTTGAATCACTTTATTTAGGAATCGGCTTTTGCAAATCGTTTAATAAATAGCTTAGCTAAATTAATTAATCCGGAGGTGTGGTGATATGTGATGAAATTGCGGCCTAAACAAAAGGCTTTTGCTGAAGAGTATGTAAAGCTTGGCAATGCTACTAAAGCGGCGCTTAATGCAGGCTATTCAAAAAAGACTGCGGCGGAAACGGGGTCAGAGAACCTTAAAAAACCCCATATAAAAACATACATCAATCAACTCATGGCTGAGATTGAATCACATAAGATTATGGACGCCCAGGAGGCGTTGCAACTACTTACTCGGATAGCAAGAGGGGAAGAAAAAGAAACGGTTGTCGTGTCCACACAGTTCGATGTAGACACCATTGAAAAAGAAGCAGATTTAAAAACGCGAATTGCCGCAGCTAAGGAAATCCTAAAGCGTTATCCGGATAGCGATGATTTACTCAAAGCACAAGTTCGACGGGCTGTTGCCGATGCGGAGATTGCTGAAACGAAAGCTAAGGAAATTCAGAAGGTTAACCAACATGATGACAGTACGATAGTGGTTGATGATTTGGAGGATACGGATAATGACGGTGAAGACTAAGCAAATGATTAAAATATCTCAGCTTGTTAATCCGCATTTTAAGAAGATGTGGTCTACCAAGCGTTCTTACATCATCGCTAAGGGCGGCCGTGGTTCGTTCAAATCATCAACCATTAGCTTAAAACTGTTGACTATGCTCAAGAAGCAGGCTCAGTTAGGCCATAAAGCGAACGTCGTTTGTATTCGGGAAAACACGGTTAACTTGTGCGACTCTGTATATGGTCAAATCTGCTGGGCAATTGACAAGCTCAACATGACGGATGAATTTAGATACTCAGTTTCACCAATGCGCATCACCCATATTTCATCGGGCAGTGCGTTTTATTTTTACGGCGGTGACAAGCCTGAGAAACTGAAATCAAACACGATCCAAAATGTTATTGCTCTGTGGTACGAAGAAGCAGCCAATTTTAAGGGCGCTGAGGTCTTCGATCAAACTAACCCGACTTTTATTCGGCAGAAGTCGCCCTGGGTTAACGATGTAAAGGTATTTTATAGTTATAATCCGCCACGAAATCCATATGATTGGATTAATGAATGGATTGCCCTACAGGAACAGAACCCACAATGCTTTATCGATACCTCCACATACTTAGACGATGAACTGGGTATCACGAAAGACCAGCAATTAGCTCTGATTGAAACATACAAGAAGAACGACTTAGAGTATTATAAATGGCTTTACCTTGGAAAAATCATTGGGCTGGGAACTAACGTCTACAATATGGAGCTGTTTCATCCCTTAACTAAATTATTTGATGACGACCCATTAGTTAATCTTTACTTCTCAATCGATGCTGGTCACATTAACTCAGCAACTACTTGTTTAGCAATTGGTGTGACTGCTGAAGGCAAAGTTATTTTGCTGCACACGTACTATTACAGCCCTGAACATCAATCTCGTAAAAAAGCTCCTAGTGACCTGGTGCCTGAAATTAAGTCCTTCGAAGACTCAATGCATTATCATCAGCCGATTGGCAAACGAACAATTGACTCTGCTGAAGGTGCATTACGAAACGAATTTGTTAAAGAATATAACGAAGTTTGGCATGGGGTAGCTAAGAGCGACGAAGCCACGATGATTGATTATGTATCATCATTGTTGGCACAAGGGCGTGTGTACTATCTTGATACACCAGAAAATCAAATATTTATCAAACAGCATGAGCAATACCAATGGGATGAGAAGACGGTTCATAGTGACAATCCTAAAGTGGTCAAGGAAAACGACCATACTGTTGATGCCTTCAAATATTTTGCGATTGATAATGCTCGCAAGCTGGGATTGAAGATTGATCCGCATATCAATGCCAAAGTTAAATTATTTAAGCGAGGTATTTAATGAATGAAAATTAGTGAAATTTTACAAAAAGAATATCCTAATATTCAAGATACGTTTATTTCCGGGCGGGATGCCTCGAAAATGGGATGGACAAGTGATAACACCGTTAATTTGTCTGGTAGTGCTTATCTAGACGATAACGATGTTTTTCATTATTCCGCTAGTCAAAATATCAAGGACAATCCCATCGATTTGTTTAACATGATTAATCTGCATCGAACCCAACTGCGGCCCACTTATATCATGAAACGACAATACTATAAAGGACGACATCTTAACATTCTTAATCGGGAACCGACACCTCATGGAGATCCCGATAATCGGCGCATCGTGAATATGCCTAAAAAACTCGTTGACTCGTTCAACGGGTATTTTATCGGTACGCCAATTGATATTGCTTATCAGGATCCATCTGATGAAGAATCAGCGGAGAGCAACAAAGTTAATGACTTGATCACGGCAATGACTAAACATCAAGTCTTGGACGATGTCTTTACAGAAGCGTCTAAGTGGTCAAGCGTCTATGGACGCGCTTATTTGTATCTCTATACTGATGCGAAAGCATATCCCCATATCACTTTTCTAGATCCCTTAAATACGTTTATTGTCTATGACAATACGATTCAAAATAAACCTTTATTTGGCGTAACCTACAGTTACTATCCGGATAGCAAGGGCAACGAATCGTTACATGGACAGTTGATTGAAATTGATGATACCGTGCCATTTAGTAACTCTGCTACCAGCGATGCCTCTTTAGTGTTTGATGAAAATCCTGATCCAGATACTGGTGTTGACGATAATTTGGGACATCCCTTCAGTCAACTGCCTATTGCCGAAATCATGGATAACGAAGAGCGGATTGGAGTTTTCGACGATACGGTAAGTTTGGTTGATGACTTAGATAGTGCTGTTAGTGCTAAATCTAATAACTCTGATTCGTTTGCGGCTAGCATCTTGAAAGTTATTAATTCTGAACTTGACGATGATCAACTTAAAGAAATTAAGCAGTCAAGAGTCCTTAACCTATATTTGGATAAAGCCTGGGCTGAATCTGATGAGTCTAAGGCTTTACCAACGCCGGATGCTGAGTTTATGGAGAAGCCATCTGGTGACCAACTACAGGAGAATCAGATTCAACACGATACGGACTTTATCTATCAAGTTGCTCAGATTCCCAACCTCGATAATATCGATTTCAGTACCTCAGCCGCACAAGCACTTGATTTTAAGATTCATTCGATGAAGATCAAAGCACTGAAT